GCTAAATGATGTAAAACCATATCTCCAAGAAAAATAGCCACATGATTTAAAGTTGGATGAACTATTGACATTAATAACACATCTCCTTTTTTACATGGTTCGTCTGGTCTAAGTTCTCTAAAACCTGTCCTCCATGCATAATTTTCAAACAACGGATTTTCTAAAAACTCTTGTGGTGTCATAGTTCTAGCATAATCTTTTAATTCTATATTTTTTTCTTTTTTGTACCAATCAACAACTAAACTCCAACAATCAGTGACACCCCAAACCCATGGTCTACCTAACAGATTTGGAACGTAACCTTCTGGCTTACATTCTCCCCATTCTTCTGTTTTAGGATTAACAATATGCCAAGGCAATTTACTATGCTCACAACTTATACGATCAGCCTGACTTGGAACTGGTGGTGTAGATGGATGACTATGAACAACAGCAATAATCTCCCCTAAATTATCAGCTTTTACATAATCTTCTGGATTTAGAATAAACTCTTGATGGTTTGTTAGAGCTAAATTTTGACAAGGATAATATTTTTGTTTACCTCTTATGTTGAGTAAAAGTCCTACTGCTTCTTTAGGATCTTGGTCTTTCGCATGTACCAATGCGTCATCTTTCCAACTCATTGACTAAACGTACCAATACTAGGAAATATAGCACGTGTGCATTGGCGTTTTGGTGCACGAACACCTGCCATATCAATCGACCCTGCTAATTCAAACTCTACTACTTCTCTATTTTCTGTTGATTTTCTATCTATTTTGTAAATTTGACGTTTAAATTCTGCTGTAGGATCTGGTGTACCTAATGGATTTGAATTACCTGGGAAATTTATAGAGTCAAGAAATCTTGCCATTGTTCTTATTCTTGTAACAGTAGCACCTGTTAAATCATTACCAGTAGTTGTTTGATTTACCGTTAGTAAAATTGCAGATATTGTTCCTAATGCATTACTAACAACAAGTTTTGGTCTTGGAATCTGACCACGTTGATATGCAAAACCCGTAGCCTGTATAGGAAATCAACAGAAAATAGAGAAGTA